CTTGTCCTGCTGCAGCTCCTGCTAACGCGCCGGGGATGCCGCCGATTTTTTGACCTATTAAAACTCCTAAGTTTTCTTCAGCTGCTTGTAATCCATAATATTGAGCGACGGATTTGAAATCAATATCTGTAACTTTATCAATAAGCGATTGAAGATTTCCAGCGGCACCAGCGGCACCGACGGCGGCTCCTGCAAGACCAGCAACACCAATTCCTTCACTGTTATATGATTGAGTATACTGAGTTGCTAAATTTAAAGGTATTGGAAGAAAAATTCTAGCTACATCATTTTTCAAAGGAAAATCATTTTTTCTACGAAATTCTTGCTTGTTAATACGAAAAGCCATCCAATGTTCAACTTCTTCGATATTATTCGGAAAAGAATATGTGTCTACGTTACCAGGGTTTTGTAGAGCTGACTCTAAATCCCCTCTATCTGGACGAGCTTGGTTTCTTTCTTCGTTGATTCTCCAAGAGTCTATAGCCATCGAATAAATATCCTTTTAAGCAGCATTTATATTATTTATAATGAAAACTCTCAAAGGTCGTTACAGACCCACAAACCCCACAAAATACATGGGTGACCCTACGAATATCATCTATCGTAGTTCGTGGGAACTAAAGTTTATGAAATGGTGCGACTTTCGCGAAGATGTTGTTCAGTGGCAATCAGAAGAGTTTTGTATTCCATACAAACATCCTTTAGATGGAAAAGTCCATCGTTATTTTCCCGACTTTCTCATTAAAGTAAAAAATAATAACGGTATCATAGAGACTTTAGTTATTGAAGTCAAACCCGCGAATCAGACGAAAGAGCCTAAACCTCAGAAGAATAAAACGAGGAGATATCTAAACGAAGTTAAGACATATGCAGTAAATCGATACAAGTGGGACTATGCTAAAGTTTGGTGTGAGAATCGTGGTTATCGTTTCATAATAGTCACTGAGAATGAACTATTCGGAAGAAGAAACATTTGAATTCATTATAAATAATGAAAAGGGGCACCAATGGTCGCATATGTTTTTGATAGATTGTTAACTCAGGGAGTAAGAGCAGGAAAGATACCAGCTAGAACTCGTCAATCTCGTGATTGGTTTAGAGAAAAAGCAGCGTCTACTCGTATTACGCCAAATCGACTTGTGAGTGAAGCAGGTAAGAAAGAGGGTGGTAGTGCGTTAACGAATAAAATACTTCCTGGGCGCATGTATGCTTTCTTCTATAATCCTAAACATCGTGCGACGTTGCCATACTATGATAGATTTCCATTAATTTTTATGGTAAGCAAAACGGAAGATGGTTTTTATGGTATTAACTTACACTATTTACCACCAGAATTGCGTGCAAGATTAATGGATGCATTATACGATTTGACTAACAACAAGAAATTCGATGAGACAACTAAACTTCGCATGAGTTATGATATATTGAAACAGGCAACAAAATTTCGCTGGTTCAAACCTACATTTAAAAGATATCTAACTAATCATGTGAACGGACGTTTTGTTTATATAGATTCTGTAGAGTGGGATATGGCGTTATTTCTACCGACTGAGCGATTCGTGAAAGCAAACAAATCTGCTGTCTGGAAAGACAGTCGTAGAATTATTCGAGGACGATAATGGCTTTTAACATTAACGATTTTACTACTGAACTGAGTAAAAATGGACTTGCTAAAACCAGCAATTTTAAAGTTGTAATGTCAGGAGAACCCCTTAAAGATATCTTCCCAGACGCTGGCAGAGATTTTTCTTTTCGTATTGAAAGCGTAGATTTCCCAGGCAGGTCAATACCCTCTTTAGATTATAAGGATTATGGAGCGCCATATAAAATTGGGGGATTAGCAAATTACATTGAAATTACTTTCGTTATAATTTGTAGTTCTGATCTTCGCGAGAGAGAATTCTTTATGCGTTGGCAAGACTTGATAACGGGTAATCATAGACAAGGCAAAAAAAGAGATTTTGATATTGGTTACTATGACGAATATGTTTGTAAAAAAGGATTTGAGATATCTCAATATGATGATATTGGAAATGAAACGTACAAAATCTCTCTAATTGATTCATATCCCACGTTAATTGGCGCATTATCGGGAAGTTGGGCAACTACCGACATACAAAAAATGACTGTCACAATGACATACAGGTATTTCGAAGAAAAGGCTATACCAAGTCTTCCAAGTTCTTCTTCGAATAGAATACCAAAATTACCAAAAGTTAATTTGCCAACCAAGTTCCCTGATATTGATATTGCTTCAAAAGTTCCATTTCCCAAATTACCAAGAATTCCACAAATACCAAAGGTTAATTTACCCAGAATAGAAAACACTAAAAACGAAATAAGCAAAGTTAAGAATGTTTTTAATAGATAGTGAGGTTATATTATGGCATTGCCACAACTGACTACACCTGAATATGATATAGTTATTCCGTCAACGCAAGAAAAAATTAAGTTTAGACCTTTCTTGGTTAAAGAGGAGAAAATACTTTATTTTGCGCTAGAAGGACGAGATGAGTCGCAGGTTTATGATTCTATTGTTAAGATTTTAGAATCATGTATTTTGACGCCAAACATCAATGTAAATAAGTTTACTTCATATGATTTAGAGTATCTTTTTCTGAAGTTAAGGTCTAAGTCTGTCAGTGAGATTATCAATATTAACTTGAAACACGCTGATTCATCAGAGTGTCAAGCATCTACTTCGGTGCAGATTAACATTGATGACGTCAATATAAAGTTTAACGAAGAACATGTGAATGTAATTGAAATAGGCAATGGTATTGGAATTAAAATGAAAGACCCAGATGCCGCTGATATCATGAAATTAAATAATAATTTACCAGAAATAGATCGTTTATTAGAAGTACTATACAGATGTGTTGATTTTGTATATGATGAAAAAGAAACATATGACGATTTTTCTAGAGAAGAATTCAATGAGTTTATTGACAAGATGAGCCAGGGGCAATTTCAAAAAGTTGTAAAGTTCTTTGAAACTATGCCGAAGGTATCACATGAAGTTAGTTATACTTGTAAAGAATGTGGAAAAGAAGAAACAGTTGTAATTGAGGGCATGCAAAGTTTTTTTACCTAAGCCTCAGTCATGATAACTTGTATAACATGTACAGAGTAAATTTTAACATGATGCAGCATCATAATTATAGTTTGACTGAGTTGGAAAATATGATGCCCTTTGAAAGAGAAATTTATGTTCAATTGTTGATGCAATATATTAAAGAAGAAAACGAACGATTGCAGCAGGAAAAAATGTAATGGCACTACCTAATCCTAATCCTAATGAACAATCCATTTCTGGTAAATTACCGGTACCGAGTAGTTCAGAATCAGGAAAAAACTTATCTTCTATAGATGAGAAATTTTCAGTTTTAATTTCATTGAATAAACAGTTGCTTCAATCACAAAAAAGTTTTATTGAAATATTGATGAATTTTATAGACAGCAAAAAAGAAGAAGGAGATCCAAATAAAGATACTGCTGGAGGTGTAGCTGGAAAAGATAGTTTATTTGATAGTTTGAAAGAATCTCTTGGAGGTTTCAGATTTGGCGATCTTTTATTTGCAGCTTTAGCGGCTTGGGCTACAGGTTTAGATGATTTTCTTCAAATTAAATTATTACCGAGGATTATGAAGGTAATATCAAAACCATTTTTGGGTTTTGGTAAAATGTTAGACTCTCTTTTTACAAATATTTACGAAAACGTGATACGCGTAACTGGTTCTATAAAAGAAACTTTTGGTAAAATTACTGGTGCAATAAAAGAAGGACCGTTTGCTAAAGTATTTGGCGCAATAGGAAAATTCTTCAAATCAATCGTGACTCCTCTATTGCCAATAGTTAAATTAATAGCAAGATTGTCAGGAGTCGGGACCATTCTTTTTGCAATCTTTGATTTCTTTAAAGGTTTTATGGCAGGGTTCAAAGAGGGAGGAGTACTTGAAGGAATTAAAGAAGGGATTTATGAAATAATCCGTGGCTTTGTGACAAAACCTCTCGATCTACTTAAAGATTTATTTGCTTGGGCTGCCGAAAAACTGGGGTTTGAAAGTTTCGCAGAAACTCTTAATTCGTTTTCATTCACTGACTTATTCAATAAAATGGTAGAAAAAGTCGAAGAAATTATTTCTGGAATAGCAAATTGGTTTAAAGCTCTGTTTGCAGACCCAAAAGAAACACTTGAAAAACTGGTTGGAGATACGATTGAATGGATTACTAATTTCTCAACCAAAGCTTATGAGAAATATATTGAACCTGCTATAACCTGGGTAACAGAAAAGTTTTCAACTGTTTCTGATTCGATCGAAAGTCTGGTTGGAGATAAGTTTGATTGGATTACCAATTTCCCAACCAAAGTTTATGAGAAATATATTGAACCAGTTGTAGACTGGGCGAAGAAATTATTCTCTTCTGAGGATGAAAAACCGGAGGATGTAGGAAAACTATCATTAGGGGATTCATTTTCTGATGTCAAAGGCATGTTTGACGATTTCAGTATAACTGATATTACGAAAAACATTTTAGCAACTGTTGGTGAAAAGATAAACAATGTTTTTCAATGGTTAGCAGAAAAAGTTAATGCGATTAAATTGTTAGGACCAAAACTTTCTCCAATAATGGCAGACGCGGGCATCACAGCTGGTTCATTTTTTGGTGCAAAAAACTTAAAAAGATTTTCAGCTGATGCTGAAGGAAATAGAGTTCTAGATGAAAGTACGATTGAAGCTCCTCCTCCTGATAGCGCTAGTTTAGAAAGTAGTACTAGACAAATGTCTCAATTTAGAGAAGCGAGCGCAGCAAGTTCATCTGTAATCATCAATAATAATGGTGGTAATACTCAACAAAACAACGTTAGCAAAACGACACATACAGGAGGCAGCCCTAACGTTAGAGTAGATCAAGTAGGTGCTGCTTATGCTGGTTGATAAAAAAAGAGGGGACCGAAGTCCCCTCTTCCAACCCATCTTCTATGGATTTTAGTCGTCTTCAGCGAGTTGCTTGAAAAAATCAAGACTGTCATCACCAGACGACTCTTCGCTCTCCATTACAGGAGCGGCAGCTCGACGAGGTTCAGAAGGAAAGTCCTCCTCGCCGAGTTCTTCAGCAGTGCTTGACACTGCGGAAGCTCCAAGTACACGATTGAGTCGAGCCTGCAACTCGGCATATGACTTGAAGTTCTTACGATCTAGAAACTCCTGAAGAGAATATTGAGTTGACCAGATCTTTTCGAGTTCATCGTCATCATCGGCAAGAGCACTTGGAGAATCAAATTCAGACTTATCATAGTTACGATAACCTTCAACATTGCGAATCTTCATCTTGAAGTTTGCGCCTTCCCAGAAGTCAAAAGGATTGACTGTTTCTTCATCCTCAAACTCTGGATTCATCTGATCATTCAGCTTATCGAAGATCTTCTTACCAAACTTGTATAGGAATACCTTACCCTCGTTCTCAGGATGAGAAGGATCCTTTACAACATAGATGTTTGAGATATAACTTAGGCGACGCTTCTGCTTACGAGCCTGTTCCTTACCAGCTTCATCACCACGATTCCATAACGTTGAGTTATACTCACCGCATGGGTCATTTTCGTTAAGAGTGGTAAGTGAGTTCTCAATGTACCATCCACCTGGACCCTGGAAACCGTGAGAGAAAATTCGCACCCAAGGAAGGTCTTCACCCTTGGGAGAAGGAAGGAAACGAATCACTGCATATCCGTTACCTGCCTTATCAACTTCTGGCTGCCAAAAACGATTGTCAGCAGAACCTTGATTGTTACTTTGAACCTTATTTGTCTCTTCCCGTAGTTTATCGGTTAGAGACTTACGTGAACGCTTGAGTTCAGAAAAGGATGTATTCATTTATATTTCTCCGTATGTTTTAATATGTTTTGTATTTCGTCTTGTCCACACTACTCATCATATAGTAGTTTATTTATACCCTATCCTAACAAATAAGTAAATACTTTTTTCTATCTTTGTTAATACTCCTCGTGAATGAAATTTTCAATACTGTCATTTCTTGCAATGTGGTTAATTTTACCTCGAAGTATATAGTTTTCCATGGTGAGCTTCTTGACCAGATTTCTCAACTCTCGCAGTTCTCCTTCATATCTCTCAATTTCCTTGTTCACTGAATATCTCCTTTACGATCTTTCTCATTTCCATCTTGTTAAACTTCACAAAACTCTTATACTTATTCGCACGCATGCGAGTTTCCTCCCAAACGACGTCGTTTAGTTCTTTATTCCAATAACGGGTAAAGTGTAGTATGTCATCCAGTATGATGAATGACTCTAACGTAATCTTCTTTTGAAGAAGAAGTTTAAGTAGCGGTGGATGACCTTGCTGTACTAATAGGAGATCATTATACGGTACATGGCGTATACCGCAATAATCATGAATAGTAAGCAAGTCGCTACGAAACACGTAACTAAGAGACTCATTTCTTTTCTTCCATTCAACGTAGTTATTTTCACTCTCTTGTGAGAGCAAATTACCAATCCACATATCACTCAGAATAAAGTTACTCACGAAATAATTAATCAGTTCATTTCGCTCGTACTTCTTCGAAAGTTTACGGAAGAAGAAACGATCTTTTCTTTTCAAGAACGAATTCGTATTTGCCTTTACATTACCACTATACTTAAAAAAATCATAGTCGCCTGTGAAGTGTTGCTTCAAAGCTAGATATATCTTATAAGCATCAAAACCTTCATTCACGTCGTACATAATCATATTGGCAGCTTGTTATTCTTCTCTTTTAAAAGATTTAACTCGCTTGCCTCATACTCTAAGGTCTTCTTTATCTTTGTATTTATAAGTTTTGCTGCGGTTTCAACTTCAATGTTGTTCGTTTCGCAGTAATGGACGATTGCGTCCAGATAAGAAATCTGCTTCTCAACTACAAGTTTCTCGACGTTCATTGATAGGTCTTTTAGAGACATTAATCCCACCTGTAAAAAATATGATCTTCAATTCGAATAGTTTTGGTCTTTGTAGACGCCCATGCAGGTTGAACATAATGAGCATGATAGTGAGTCGCGCCTTTTGTAAAGTCTGGAACGAATCGATTGTGTATCATCTTAGATAGATAGTAAATCGCTTCATATTCTTCGTAGTTATGAATCTTATCAGACTTACCATCACAATACCAACTAAACTGGCATCGATGTCGAATCGGAATCAGTTCACCTGTTCCTTTCCATGAGGGTCTATGAGGACCTTCCGTCACAACTTCGCAGATGGTGTTGGGAAAGCGACTATCATCAACACGATTGATCGTCACTAACCCAACAGCCATTTTACCTGCTACAGACTGATTTCTAGCCTCATGATATATGTTGGCAGCGAGACATGAGATTTCAGCATCAGATGCTTCTGTCTCAGGAGTATATACCAACAATAAGGCGAAGAGCGCTATTGTAATTTCATTCATCATAATATAATTATATTACTATCAAATGATGCAAAAGTAAACTACTTTTTGCCCTGACCGCGATACTTCTTATAGTTTCTTCGTTTTGCCTTATTCATCATCGCCTTTGAGATCATTGAGTTATTGCCACCAATACTCGTCTTTTTTCGAACCTTAGATACCTCAACAATCGACGTACCAATACCAGTCTTTTTTGCCATTATCAATCCTATTTCTTATCAGTGATGAATGATTGTAGTTTCTCTGCTTGAGCAACGATTTCTTCAGGCGTGAACATCTTAGGAAGATATTTTTCAACGTCCTTATAGAGATCTCTGTTCGTCTCCATTGCCTTATTCATTGCTTCCCATGCCATAATTGAAGCCTGTTCATATTGACGATCAAGCATATCCTTAGACATCGAGAGTAAGTCGAAACGAATTTCGTAGGGATTCTTAACCATAATGTTTTCTCCTGTGTGTGTATGTGTAGTGTGGGAGACTAACCGTGGTCTCCCGCGTGTGTATTACGTCACAACCCGTGGCGCGTCCGAAGTCGATATACGCCAATCAATCCGGTGGTGGGTTTTCTGTTGCTAGGAAACCCACCGAACCCCAGATGACTATGCTGCTAGAGCAAAGTCCTCAATGTGATTGTCATTTGCTGCGACATCTACAGTTTTTGACCTATTAGGCGGTCAGCCCTGTGACTCCGATTTCCTATTCACTACCAGTCGATCCTAATCTACCCCGAAATTGATAGGGAAAGATTTGGTGGAGTAGGCGGGAATCGCACCCGCGTCCTGTCTAGCTTTGAGTCCTCCTCAACGTCACACTCTATATATTAAATCCTTCATGTAAAAAAGTCAATGGATTTATTGAGATTTGAGTATCGTAACAACACCCCATGCAATAGCTGCCCAACAAACAAGATTCATTGGAATGACAGCGGATAGGAATAGACCAACAACACCAACTGCGATAAGTGCTCCACCATCCCAGGAAGTGCGTTCCTTTACTCTATTTTTAACCCATTGTAGCATTTTTACTACCTCTTTTTTTGTTAAAAAATATCGCTCATGAAGGCGATATTTTATTTATATCCCAGACTCGAACCCCGACTTGATCCTCGACTTGATCCCAGACTTGATCCCTGACTTGATCACATACTTGGTCCCAGACTTGAACCCTGACTTGGTCCCAGACTTGAACCCTAACTTGACGCGTGACTTGAGCCCTGACTTGAGCCCAGACTTGATCCTCGACTTGATACCTAACGGATTTCATTTTGTAATTCATTCCTGACTTGAGACCAGACTTGATCACATACTTGATCCCTGACTTGAGACCAGACTTGACGCCTGACTTGATCCCTGACTTGACGCCTGA